CAAACTCTTTCTCAAAAGGGATATGATTTTTATCTTAACGAACAATTAACCAAAGAAGAAAAGGATGCGTTAGAAGAATCGGGTATGCCAACATTTACTATTAATAGGGTAACTCCTATTGTAGAAATAATGAAATATTTTGTAACTGCTAATAATCCTAAATGGAAAGCGGTTGGAGCTACTGGTGATGATGTAGATGTGGCTCAAGTTCATTCAGATATTTCTGATTATTGTTGGTATTTATCTAATGGAAAATCTTTATACAGTCAAGTCTCTCTCGATTCTTTAACAAAAGGCATTGGTTATTTTCTTATAGATATAGATAAAGATGCTGATAGAGGAATGGGAGAAGTTAGATTTAGTAGATTAGATCCGTATGACGTTTATGTAGATCCAGCTAGTAGGGATTTCTTATTTAGAGATGCTAATTTTATTACTATTCGTAAAAACATAGCAAGAACTCGTTTAATGAATATGCTCCCAGAGCATGCTGCTAAAATTAAAAAAGTAGATGCAAGTACAGATAGCGTAGTTTCTTATTCTGAAAGAGATGTTGATTTAGGTGAAACAATTCAACCAGATGATATTACAATGGGAATAAGCCTAGAAGCTGAAGACGAAGATATTATTGCATATTACGAAACTTATCATAAGAAAAAATTTGCCTATTATAATGTATTTTTAAAAATAGAACCTTCTAAAGAAGAAATGAAGCAAATGCAACAAGAAGTTGAATCTGCTTTAAAAGATTTTATGCAAGAAATACAAGTCGGATTAATTGAAAAAGAAAAAGAATTAAATATGGCGGTAGAAGAAGGATCAATAATTCCAGAAAGAGCTCAATTAGAAATGAAAAGAGCTCAAGAAATGGCTGATCAAGCTTCAAAAGAAAAACAAATGGAATTAATGTCTCAAGCAAAATCTCAAGCTACCGTTATAAAAGATCAAGTTTTTCCAGAAAAAGAATATAAAGATTTAATGAAATCTGAATCTTTTTCAAATAATGTAGTTGATGTAATTAAGTTTTATGAAAACAGAATAATGCAAACTTGCAGCGCTGGAGATGATGTATTTTTATATGAATATATTTTACCAGTAAGTGAATATCCAATTGTACCAATTCCATATATGTATACTGGGACTCCTTTTCCAATGAGTGCAGTTACTCCATTAATAGGGAAACAGCAAGAAATTAATAAAGCTCATCAAATTATGTTACATAATGCAAATTTAGCTTCAAATCTAAGATGGATGTATGAAGAAGGAGCAGTCCCAGAAGAAGAATGGGAAAGATATTCATCAGCTCCAGGCGCTCTATTAAAATATAGACAAGGATTTGCAACTCCAACTCCAATATTACCAGCTCCAATAAATAATGCATTTTATACAGTTGTGCAAGAAGGTAAGGCTGACGCAGAATACATAAGTGGAGTTCCTTCTGCAATGATGGGATTTACTAATGAACAAAATGAAACTTATAGAGGTTTATTAGCAAATGATGAATTTGGGACTAGAAGACTTAAAGCTTGGATGGGAAGTGTTGTAGAGCCTGCTTTAGAGCATTTAGGTAAAATTTTTCAAATGTATGCACAATCTCATTATTCAATAGAAAAAGTATTTAGAATTGTTCAACCAGAGGCTGGTCAAACTCCTCAAGAACAAGAAAAAGAAGTTAAAATAAATATTAAACTTTATAATGATTATGGTGATGTAATTGGAAAATTTAAAGATTATGCAAGTGCAAGATTCGATGTAAGAGTTGTAGCAGGAGCTACAATGCCTGTAAATAGATGGGCATTATTAGAAGAATATTTTAAATGGTATCAATCTGGGTTAATAGATGATATAGCTATGATAGCTGAAACTGATATAAGAAATAAAAAACAGATTTTAGAAAGAAAATCTTTATATTCTCAATTACAAGGTCAAGTCCAATCTATGGAAGAATCTATGAAAGATAAAGAAGGAACTATTGAAACATTAGAAAGACAATTAGTTCAATCAAATATTAGGCAAAAATCTCAAGAAGGTTCATTAGAAGTTCGCAGAAGTGTAATAGATACACAAGCTCAACAAAAATTATTAAGAAGATTAATGCAAGAAGAATTTAAAAATTTAAAAGAAGAATTAAGAAATGATATGAAGTCTGTTAGTTCGGATGTTAAAAAATCTGAAGATAAAAAATCTTGAACATAGCAGAATCTTTTCTTAACTTAATAAAACTCTAAAAAGGAGATAGTATGTCAAAACAAGTAGGCAACGCCGATAAGGCCCCCGAAAGCTCAAACGTACAAGATGCAGTTATTGATATGAAATCTGATGATTTTTTTGAACAATTAGATAATCAAGTCAATAGTGCAATAATAGACGAACCTTCGCAATCAACCTCGGAATTAAGCGATAACACGCAGACGAGCCCTAATGCAGAAGTTCAGGTAGATGAAAACGCAGATGCGGATAATCTACAAAAAAGGTATAGTGATTCTAGTAGAGAAGCTAAAAGGTTAAATGGAAAACTTAATGAAATTGAACCTTATATGCCTATATTAGATGCTATGCGAGAAGATCCCAATTTAATTGCTCATGTGAGAAATTATTTTGAGGGTGGAGGTCAAACCCCACAAACAATGACTGATAAGCTTAATCTGGATGAAGATTTTACTTTTGATGCGGATGATGCTTTTTCTCAACCTGAATCTGATTCTGCAAAAGTGCTTCAAGCGACCATTGATGGAGTAGTCCAACGAAGGTTAGGAAGTGCTTTGCAAGGGCAACAAATAGAAAACCAAAAATTAGCAAAAGAAACTGAATTTCGTAAAAAATATGAAATGAATGATGAACAATGGAAACAATTTACTAATTTTGCGCAATCTAAATCCCTTGAGCTAGATGATATTTATTATCTAATGAATCGAAAAAACAGAGATGAGAAAATTGCTGATACCGCTAGAAAAGAAGTTCGCAATAAAATGCGAGAAGTACAGCAACAACCTGGCACACTCGCAACTCAAGGAAGTGCGGTAGTTGAAAAATCTCCAGACGATTCTGTCTTTGAAGCCATTCTGGGTTCGACCAATGAACTAGAAGAGGCTTTTGGTATGTAAAAACCAATGGCCATTAACCCTTAATTATGAGGTAAACAAATGGCTACAGATGTATTTAGCTTAGGTACATTTTCAGACACTGCAAGTTGGTCTGATGGTACTTCAAAAGATACTGGTGACCTTAGACGAAAGTATAATTTCGGGGATAGAGTTTCTGAACTAAACATTGCTCAAGATCCTTTTTTCCGATTTGTATCTAAAGTCGCTAAAAAACCAACAGATGATCCAGAGTTCAAATTTACTGAACGTAGAGGATCTTATCACAAAAGATATGCGTATGTAACTGCGCATGGAGCTGACATAAACGTGTCAACTACAGGTGATGCAACAATAGCAGCGGGAGCTGTTGATCAAGGTGATACTTATTACTTTAAAATGGGAACAGATTATAAATCTGCTGGAAACATTTCAAGTATAAGTGGACAATCTGGAACTAAAGTAGATGTTGGAGATGCTGGTACAGCTCCAGCTTTTTTTATTCCAGGTCAAGTTGTTAAAATTAACTATAGAGCAGAAGATGAAGGTAGTGCTTTCACAGTACCAACTGGATATATTCTTGCAAAAATAGTAAATGTTACAGCTGTATCAAACACTCATCAGATCCTTCAAACAGAAATTGTAAAAGGAGTAGCAGCCGCTAAAGATTTAATGTGGGCAAGCGCTTCTGCAGCTGTATCTGCAACTTACAATCTTACAATATCTGATGATTTAGAACCAAAGCGTTGTTACGTTGTAGGTTCTGCTCATTCTCAAGGTTCTGGTTATCCAGAGACTTGGAAAGACCAACCTTTCTCAACTGGATTTGGATTAACTCAAATTTGGAAAACATCTATGGCGATGGATAACACAACTCGTGCTACTGTCCTAAAGTATGAACCAAATGAGTTTGCAAGAATCTGGCGTGAAAAGTTAATCGAGCATAAGTTCGATATTGAGCAATCATTATTATTTGGTTCTCAAGGAACTGTTGGAGGAGTGCAATATACAGAAGGTGCTGTGGATTTCGTTACTGGTTATGGTAACCTTTTCGCAGGATCTGGTATGGGTGGAAGTGGAGCAAAATCTCAAGATGATTTTCTTGATGATATGTCTCAATTCCTAGATCCTCGTTACAACAATGCAAGTGCTACATTATTTATGGTTCCAACCGATGTATATAATTGGTTGCATAAATTAAGTGGGTATTTTACTGCAAATGTGAAAAAGACAGACGCTGGTTCGGCTAATCATTTTGCCGCTAGAACTGATTTTTCAATTGGAAACAGGAAAAATGTCTTTGGTGTAGATATTACACAAATTTATACTCCTTATGGGGTTATGAATGTATCTCGTAATATTCACCTAGACGGAACTGAAGTAAAAATGTTAGCTGTAAACATGAAACATTGTGCATACCGACCATTAGTTGGTAATGGATTAAATCGTGATACTGCAGTTTACGTTGGAGTTCAGACTCTTGAGAATAGTGGTGTTGACCGAAGGGTTGACTTAATTCAGACTGAAGCCGGTATGGAATGGCAAATGCCAGAAGCTCATGCTGCTTGGCTTAAGTCGGTATCATAAGGAGGTATGAAAAATGGCTAATCCTTTATACGGACAAAATAAGTTTGATAACTCAGTAGGTGAGAAATTATATTCCGAAGCAGGTACTCTTCGTGAACACGAAAATACAGTAACCGCTGCAGATATAGCTTCTTACACAATTCCAGCTAATAAGTTAGAAGTAGGTGATATTGTTAGAATTAAGGCTTTTTGTACAGTCGTTGATACAAACAGTACAGATACCTTATTACCTGTTCTTAACTTTGCAGGTTCAGCTATTGCAACTGGAGCTGCTTTAAATGTTGATGATAATGACATAGTTTATGCTTGGGCTGATGTTCATGTAACAAGCTCAACTGCTATGACAGCTATCGCTGAAATAAGAACAGATGCTAATGGTGGTACTTCTGTTACAGCTGCTACAAACCTATCATCTAAAGATATTACAGCGGATATAGCTGTAGCTCTTAATGTTGATTGGAGTGTTGCTCATGCTGACAACGAAGTAAGAATAGACGCATTTAGTGTCGAGCTAGTTTAATCAAACTAAACAATATATGGGGGGCTTCGGCCTCCCATATATAACTAAAAAAAAATTATATGGCAACAACAAATATAGAATTAGATATAGAAAATATAACTGGAGTTTCGGACGCTAATGATCAGTTTATTATTTCTGCACAAAAATTTGTAGTATCAAGCGTACCAAAAAATTTATTATCATTTGCTCAAAAAGCTTCTTCTGCATCAACTGATGGAAGTGCTATTGCATTTTCAGTTAATGATTCAATTTTAGATGTTCAAAGAAATGGATATAGTTGTACAGAAATTCCACAATCAG